CGCAACTAACAAATAATATTTTATCACCATATCAGGCGCAACTAACAAATAATATTTTATTATTTATTAGTAATATAGATGGAGCCTCTAATTTACCAATTACCCAAATCAGATACAATAATTCACATTAAAAAAGAAAATATTCAATTTGATAACCAACCAAGTCCTGATCTCATGAAATATGGATTTAATAATCTTTTGGCAAAAATCGACATAATGGAAATCACTAGTAATCAAAATTATAAGGTTGCATTGGGATTTGACTTTGATAGAAACGATGCCGATTCTATTAAGCAACAGGGTATGAAACTATTACAAATCAAAAATTTTAATCAAACATTTGCGGAGTTTTGGGAATTATTATCCCTTTTTGGCCTGTTGGATTCAGAACAAAAAATTTTGACAAGTCATGTTCCCATTACTAAAGAAATTGTTGCATCATATCAAAAAATTTCTGGCAAAAAAAATAAAATTTCTGTCAGTGACAAATCAACTAATAATACAATAGTTATCAAAAAATATTCTGACATTGATCTTGATGAAAATGCATATATTTCATATTTAGTTGGTGATTTATCCGTCTTGTTGACAAGCCAAGAAAAAAATGCGAATATGATTATCCAACTATTTAGTATGCAAACCCAAATAATGGCAGAACTTATATACTATTTAAGTTCCCTCTATACGGAATCCCATTTAATCAAACCATCTATTGTTTCAGAATTATCTGATACCAAATATTTAGTTTTATTGGGCTTAAAATCTTCTGTTGAATTAACTATTCCTAAACATCCTAAAGAGTCATACTTATCCCGAATCATTACCGAAACCACTCCGGAAGTCGTTCCTTCTGGATTAGTAATGGTTATCCAATGCATGAACTCTTTTTTAATACCGGCCAAATTAATTACTTATTCAAAAATCAAAACCTATTTAGATACAAAAGTTTACGAGGGAGCAACCTATCAGGAAATGTTCAGGCAACAGAATCATAATACAATAAGTTGGTTAGAAATATATACTAATTTCCCCAAATTAAAAACTATTTTGGATTCTGCTATTAACAAATCTAAGAAACAATGTGATCACCAAACTGAATTAGTAAATTTATTCACTTAGATTTCGCCTTTTTCTTGCATTTCTTTCAATTTTATATCAGATTCAGCCTTAAGATGGGCTGGTAAATATTTAGATGCCAATTGATCTCGTAATTGGTCTTCTGTGATTAATCCTCTTGCCATTTGGTCCCTATAATATAATACTGATGCTAATGTATTTAAATTTTCTCCCCTGATAACTTTAACGAAGATACCAGTATACCTATTGAAAAAACTATCAAATTCCCTACCTAATTTATCATACACCCTAATATATTCTAACCCAGAAACATCTGGATCCTTCATACGCTTTTGGATTTGTTTGATAGTTCTCATAATATCAATAATTTCAGGGGTCTTGATTCCCTTAAGTTGGGTATCAGATATATTAAGTTGTAACGGTTGTGGGTCAGATGACATTTATTTATGATTATATATAATAATATTATATATAATCGCATATTGTACGTTATTTATTTTGAATGATTTTTTGTGTATGATATTTTGGTGATAGTTCTTTACTATCGGTTTCGTCATCAGAAGATCTGAACTCTATGTCATCGCTGTCGAATGCTTGTGACATATAAACTTCTGGGTTTGGTTGAATAATTTGGTAAACATTTTTCAAGTTAGGTTTGATAATATTCATTTTTTTATAGTATGATTCCAAACGGTCCACACCGATTTTAATTTTATTCACATCAAAATTATGTTTTACGCACATGAAATCCATCAACTCTAGTTTTTGGATTTGTCGCAATTTCAAATTATCATCAGTAATGACAAATTGGTCTGAATCATCTAATTCTTTTAGTGCATTTTTAAAATAATCTCGGGCTTCTATCATACATTTCATAGTGGATTCGTCAATAATTATATTAGGTTTACTTTTTTTTATAACTGGCATAACTTTTTCTAAAGTTCCATAATCAGAAATTAATTTATAGATCTTTTTGGGTCCAATTCCACGTATTCTGTCACAATAATCACAACCCATAAGTACACATAAATTTATGAACTGGTCATTTGTCATGTTCATTTTGGTGAGGGCTCTATTAAGGCTTATTACTTTGACCTGTTTATTTTTACTCATAAATTTTAACATATCCTTAAAAAGATACGGGGCACCTAGAGCAAGCATATCTGAATCATCCGAACATACGCCTTTGACATAGCGTTTCTTACTATTCGGGTCATATCGTGCAGCCAACCAGGAACAAACTACATCTGCTTCGTTTGGCGCCTGAATATATGGAATGCCCATTAAATCCAACAAAATTTGGCATTCTTTATAATCTTGTTTCGTAGGCTTAAATGATTGTTTAAAATTTTTAATATATTCTTCACCCTCCGAATCGCTCAGAGTTTTGAGATTTTTCTCTGCCAACATTTTCCTTTCACGGCGTTTTTCAATTGTTTTGTTCTTGATATCTGGCGCCTTACCATCAAATACAAAAATTGGCACTATTTCATTTTGTAAAAAAATTAGTACTTTATAAAACAAACCATTTAGATGACTTGTTAATTGTCCCTGTTTATTTTTCAGATCCTTTCCTCCAGATCTGAGTGCGATGACAGTCTGATGTACAATCAAACTGGTATCAATTGCTACTGTCATACGCGCAAATCTCGAAAAATTATAAGATTTAACTGCATATCCTCCAGCCAATTTATTAATCAACGAAGGTAATCCCTGAATTCCCATGTTTATTTGTATATTCTAGAAATTTAATAATCATAATATACTAATACCGCTTTAAGTAATTTAAGCGCTGTCTCATCAATCCTAATAATTATATCTCATAGTATATTATATTTTCAATTTTTTAAGGAGGTTGTCCTTTAATGATCATGTTTATAGTTTTTACATAAAAACTATAAACAGAACCGGCCCTCATGAGTCTATGAGGGTCTAAAAAGACAGTCCTTTCAATAATAAATTTAATTAGAAGATTCGGTATAATCATATACATTAATCATATGTTTGGAAAGTCGCCTGTATAAATAAATCGCCAAAAATATTACCACTGATGCAACTATACTTAATATAGCAATCACTACATATAGAATTCCATAATTTGGGGAAACACCATTCGTATAATAATATTCTGTATCAGTACAATCATATTCTATATAATCGCAATCACAATAATAATCCAACTTATTATTGGAATCACATGTGCAAGCCCGATCTGAGTTACAGTATGCACTAATTTCCGTGGTAGTTAATTCACGTTTGGTTGATTTTCTATCAATACATTCTTGGATTTTTTGTCGAACTTGAGATATTCGTCTAGATCCATATATGAGACTTTTTTCATTTTTCACAACTGAATAATTTGTTTTAGTAAATTTACCTATTTCTTGATTCCAAAGACCCCATGCCATAACATAGTTAGCAACAATGTCTTTATCTTCACGATTCGTTGAAATTTCCGGTCCAGCACGATCAATAATATGTTCCACATTATAGCAAGTTTGACTATCATGTTGTTTACATTTAAATTCTCCCTCAATACACCATGCGCCAGTACATTTAATAAGATCCTGTCTTTGTGCTTTTTTTAATTGAGATCTAAACTCTTGGGCCGTCATTTCTTTACATGGTTCTAAAAAATCTAAATCCATTCCAAAAGTCATTTCATCATAAAAATAATAATCTCGGTTTTTACCATGAAGCCAATGGTCCTGATAAGATTGTGTGTGTTCCGAACTATTTGTCAATCCCAATAATGGACACAGAAAAATAATCAATAAAAACTGGTTCATAAATTTGATACTAATCAATATTCTTAAATTTATTATTAATTAAATTAATTATTCAATTTTTTTTGAATGATGTTATCTTTTGGGCAAAAAAATTGAAAAAAAAATTATTTAATGATGTTCATATCAATATTAGTATTACCAATAATGGCTCTCCTTTTAAGTATCTCATTTGGGACATGGCTCAAACTAATGGGTGGTGGAACTACAATAGCATTTGTCTGGGAGCATATTGCTAGACAATATAATGTTAGATATAAACCTTCTGCTGGTCTTACTATGGTGGCCAATGGATCCATTAGGCTGTTCTCTAACATAGGTAGATTTTTTGCATGGGCTAGTAGTTATTTGAAATATGTTAATGTAGAAGAACTCATCATAACTGCACAATCATTAATTTGCCCAGTTTATCAATTCATTTCTTCTCCCCTATATCTAATTTGGGGATATCTTAGTCAAGCACTAGACTATAAAAAGGCTGGTGGTAAGTCGCGTGTCATCTTTCTCGGTTCAATAATTCTTATTGGTGCTCTGGCAGGCGGTTGTTATGCATTGATGCCATACATATCAACATTAAATTTTCCC